CTTCTTCTCAATGCCCATAATCTCCGTCACGGCATCAGAAATTAAAGAAGTTACAACTCTACTGCGAGGACTACGTCCAGATTTCGCAGAATGAGCTCCGTAAATGTGGATTTTCGCAGTGGACTCAAGATCATTAGTAGGACACTTATCATGCGGAGCTTTCATAGGTCCAAACTCAATACCCATGGAATTAGTCTTGAGTGGCGTAGCAGAATGTGAGGCCAAAATTCCTGGACGCTTTTCCAGAATTTCTATGGCGTCATAGAGCTGCTTTCGAGTTACAATGCCGGCCGCACCATTAAGACCGCTTCCGGCCAAGTGATGGCCAACAATACAAGGCATACCTCTCACTTCTGCGATAAGTGTTGACATGCACATACCTCCCTGAGTTTCAACGGGGAAAGAATATTTTAATCCCTGAAACATTCCTCCTTCAGTGGTTACAACGCGCCCTCTCGTACCTATCATTTTTGGATACTTGACGAGTTCACCTTCCTTATTGAACACAGTAAAACATTCAACTTTTTTGCCTTCATCAATATCTTTAGGGTAATATTCGATGATGTCTTTATGCAATCCTGCACCTGGACAATGCCATACACAAAAATCTGTACCTGGCAATCGAACAGTCGTTGCACTATCCAATGGCATATTCTGAAAAGTGTGTCCTCCTATTTTAGACAAAGTCGCAAACTCTGTCTTAGAACCAACCATGTGACTGGGTAACAATAGGACATTACTCTTCAAAGGTATAACGTTGCAAAACTTCCCATTGTCTTTCTGAATAATCATCAACTTATTTCCAACTAGTTGAGTAAGGTTTTCAGTAGTAATGGTCCGCGATTTTTCACTGATACCTGCATCACCAAACTTATACTTGCGCTCACGAGTAGCGGCATCCCAGTGTTCGGTTTCACCGTGCCAAGGTTTCATGTTAACCAGGATGGGAACTGGTTTTGAGGCTTGAGCAGAAGGCAGTTCCTTCCATCTCTTAGCTAACTTAATCAAAATACCCCAAATTCCACACGTAACCAAAAAGTAAACAAACTGCATCTTAGTCTTCCAACTCAAACTCTTAATATATTGAGAAGGCAGAGGTACATTTGCAAATCTTTTAATAACACTACAGCGGATCATGCGGAAGCGACCAAAAACATAGGAAGCGTAAGTGCACGTAAATAAAAGGAACATCCAAGAACCTCTCATATGCGCCACTGCGTCACATCCAAGTATCATGATAACACCGATAATGTAGTATTCAATACTATCCTTAACAATTTCTTTCAACTTGTCTCTCATAAGATAAGCAACAATAGCCGATCCATACTGGGAAACAATCAGAGCTTGTAAGAAATTTCTCAACCACGTGATACAGCGAAGTTCCAATGCAGTAAGATACGCAACAACTTCAAACATGGAAGAAATTCCTCCTTGAGATTCGAATGCGCAGTTACACATTTCTGTTGGCATTCCGCATTCACACAATTTCATGTCAGTTAATCCTTGTTGTGTCTCAACGAAAGCCTTTTGCTGGGCGAAATGGTCGGCAGAACTAACTCTAATCCAACGCAACAAAGTCCTCATGTCAATATCCCCCATGGGTTTACCTTCAAACATAATTGGGGAAT